TGAAATAGTACCATTCGTTATTAATTTTTTTCCAACCAGTAACCATAGCTCCTCTCTCATTTAACCAATACCATTCATTATTGTCTTTCAACCATTGGCTAATTAAGCAGTAACCTCTAGAATTGAAGTAAAACCATTCATTTCCTACTTTCTGCCACTTGTTGGCTGGATAGCTGCCGTCTGAATTCTGATACCACCAGCCAGTCGCATTCTTTTGCCAACCTTCCTTAAATTCTAGGCCGTTTTCAATATCACGTTTGAATTGCTCGCGGCTAATTCCCCAACTTGCAAGATAAGGATATGGATCTACATGATCGCTGTAATTTTCTGGTTGATGATACGTGCAATATTCATGAGACTTGATTCCTGCTAAATCTGAAGAGTCTAATGTTTTAGGAAGTCCAGCCTCGTCAGCTAGTTCTCTTAATAATTGAATATAGAGTCTGTAGTCTTGCATAAACTCTTCTCTAGTAGAATGACTTTCAATCAATTCCACTGCTGCATAAGTCTCAGCGTTCCATCCGCCTCCAACATCGTAGGCTCCCTGGTTTACAGGGCCAACCTGCATAACTCGTCCATTCCCTACAACATGAGAGAAAAATCCAGAGTTGACAGGTCTGCGCATGTGATAGTCAGCTTCATTTTGTGCTGTAGAGTTTCTGTTTCCTGTTGAATGCGCGTGAATTTGTCTATAAGGCTCATAACCAACTTGTGGAAGTCCTTCTCTATATCTACTTGTATCAATTTCCATTTATATTCCTCCTTTTTTATGGCAATCTTTCTGGCCAAGGCTCGCTCGTTATATACATGATTTGACTTACACGGATATCCCCGATGTCCCTATCGGTCGGCACTGGGTCAGTGAACTGGAAGCGCAGCATATTACTGTCACCAGCTCCTCCCAGGTACCACGTTCCATATTGAACACCTTTATCGTTATAAAACGGTCCAATCAATGAACCTTCGGAACGAAATCCCACTGGAACACCGCTCAGTCCGAGGATGAACACATTTCTTTCTTTATCAGACGGCTGGATGCTGTAACCAGGACCACCACGGCGCACAATACCGAACCAGCCCCACTGGAGCCCCCCGAACTGATAAGTGACAGTATTATTTTGACGTCTAACTTTTAGGAACGAAGCTCCGAGCTTAGATGCAATAGATAGGGTACGCCAACCAGTATCACCGATAAGCACTTCCCATCCACGGTTATCATTACCCTTCATTTTAATCCATTTCAGAGCGCCATTCGTCACAGCAGTGTCCACATAAGTCGTCCCGACCGGAGCCACTACCTTCCCATTAGGCATGCCAGTGCCGTGGATTTCATACTCGTTGACTTGACCTGTATTCCCACTAGGTGCTGCTGCAGCCGTTGGAAGTGTGATGCTGCCTCCACCATCGGATAAAGTAACCACATTACCAGTGATGCTTAATTTCTGTGGAATGCCAACACCATCGCGACCATTCTCTCCACGAGGTCCAACAGGACCAGTTAAGCCTTGCGGACCAGTAGGGCCTTGCTCTCCGCGTTCTCCGCGCTGACCTGTTTCTCCTTTAGGACCAGGTTCTCCATCTCTTCCTTTTTCTCCTGGTGTTCCTGGAATACCTTGGATGCCTTGCAATCCTTGTGGTCCAATAGGTCCAGTGTCTCCTCGCAATCCTTGGATGCCTTGTTCACCTTTTGGCCCTCGTTCTCCTGTTGGGCCTGGAAGTCCAGGCTCTCCTTTGTCTCCTTTTGGTCCAGGAGTCAGAGTAATGTTTCTAAGCTCTTCTTTTGTTGCGAAAACGCTAGTATCTACTTTTGGAGAAGATTCAAGTGCTTGCAGCCGTTTCAAGATTTCTGAATCGTCATATCTCGCACCTTCTACATGGATATTGCTTAATGCTTCCTGTAATTCAGCTTTAGTTACAATTTCAGTTATAGCAACAATACGCTTGCTGTCTTTTTCAATAACTGACAATTCTTTGTGCTTATCGATTTCAGATACTCTGACACCGAAAGAGAACTTGAATACATCCGCAGATTGTACAACTTTCTCAATGTATACATATCCTGTGACTGTTTCATCTACAGTAATCAACGATGTGTCAAACGGCACTTCTACTTTGTTTCCAGTCACATTGCCAATAACTTCTAAGAATCTATTTGAGTGTTGGAAGTGAAACAGTACAATTACTTTGCTCACATCCGTTCTATCAAGAGTTAACTCGATTAGAGCGCTATTTGTATCGTGTGAATAGAATTCATCTTGTATACTCTCTATATTTTTTCGGACTTTAGTGTCTAAACTAATATTCCTTTTTATTGTTTTCATAAATCCTCCAAGTAAAAAGGCAGCCACGATGTAGCTGCCTAATGATTTTATTGATTATTTGGACGTTCATAAGTCATAGCTCGTGTGCTGTCGCTGACTCCGCTTGTAGTTGGATCGTTAACAACTCCAACGATTACAAACACGGCAAACAGTGCATTGATGAACACTAGCAGCTTATCAGTAGTATCTCCAAACTCTAGACGGATGTTGAATACTGCTAAGAATGTTTGAAGCAGCAACGCTAGAGCAGGAACTAGTGTAATCCAAAATGTCTTATTTAAAAATCGTACTTTCCAGTTAATCATATTTTTCTACCTCTTTCTCAATTAATTTTTTAATTTTGTTTTCTTGATTTTTCCTCATTTGATTAATGTATGGCCTCATGGCTTCTGGGAACGGCAATCCAAGTGCTTCCCAATTTTCCATAAGTGAACCGATGTAGCTAATAATGAAGAATAAGCAGGCTGTGATTCCAATTTCTCGATGGCCTAGGGCGCGTGCATATAGCGCAATAACCATTACCACAGCAACTACTAAGAAATGTCGCAGCAAGCCATTAGTACTTGTCTTGCTGTCAAATTTCTTTAGCTTGAAGGCTTTGATGTATCCAGATACGATATCAAAGAATACTAACCAAAGCAGAATTTGAATATAAGGACTTTTAAACAATGATTGAAGGTGATCGTTTAAAAATCCTAGTTCGATATCGTGAGGCATTATAGTTCCATAACCTCAACGACTGTCTTATATTTTTTAATTTCTTCACGTTTGCTCGCATTGTCTTGTTCTAAACGTAAAATCTCATCGTTTAAACTTTGGGATTTCTGCTCTAATTGAGCCTTCTCTTCTCCAAGTCGGTTAATCTCGTCTTGCTTAGATTTTACTTTTGTTTCTAACGATGTAATTTTATTTTTGATTGTCTCTAATTCCATAATTTCACCTCTTAGTTATTAATCTTTATCCCATCAAAGCATAGCCAGCTAGTATTAACGTCTCTTACAACTACAACAGTTCCGTTACCGACACCATCATCATAAACGGCAAGAGTGCAAGTTTTGTAATCTTGAGTTATGCCTTTAATAAACGTTTGCTTTTCAATTTTTACCTTAGGTAATTTGAATATGTGCTTCCATGGTGTAACGTTTCCATCTTTACAACTTCCTCGCAGCTCTATTGAACCGTTATTATCAATTTTGTATTGGACAGGATGATAATCATTGCTGGAATCTGTCCATCCATTTAAATAAGTCGCGTTAATCCACACATTCGTCCATTCTGACCATTTACCATTTTCTAGAATCCTAGTGTGTATTTTATTTGAATTGAATGGAGTATATTGTTGAATGCAATAATTAGAATCTGTACTGTGTGTTATAACATGGACATATCCATAGTTATTTGTTCCTTTTGGATTATGCTGTACTCCGAAGGCATGATAACTTCCGGCATTTTTTAAGTTGTTAAGATCACCATTATACTTCAGTGATTTACCTTCTTTAGATGTCAGTGCAAATTCCTGGATTGGCTGTCCTCGTGACATAATTCCGTCTTCAACGTTTAAGCTGCTATGGAATGCAACTGGAAGATGTGACTCGAAGTGTCCTTCCAGCTCTGGGAATCCACCTACTGCTGCGCGATTGTCTCCCCAGGCCCATAATACTCTAGATGAGCGTACTAGAAGCACTGAGTCTACTAAGTCGCTCAATTTATCCTTGATTACTAGACGAATATTATATGCCTTAGAAAGCTCGTAAAACGCTCCGCAGTCAATTTGACGATTAATCCGTTCTGTACTCTCATTTGTGAGATTAACTGCATCAATCCATCTATTAGCCTTCTTAGTTGAGTACTGAATTTTAAGCGTATAAGGATTACGATTAATCCCATCAATAACTAATGGACTTACATTGGCAGCAACTGTGGCAATGATAGTCTTATTAGTTCCGTTACCTGTTCGGTTAGCTAAGAATCCAATAATTTTAGGCGCGTAGTAATCCCATACTTTGATAGTTTTCGATTTAGTGGCTGTTCTGCCGCGTGAGTCAGTGATTTTAGCTGTAACTTCTAAATTTCCAGCTTTATTGGCTGGAAAGTCTCCTGTTGCTGCTCTAACCACTAAACTATCAACTGTTAACTCAGTCGATACGATAGTTGAACCGTGAGATCCTGCTGCATTATTTGCTTCAACTCTCATGACGGATTTATCTTTTACAAAATTACCAACAGGAATAAATTCTGCTAATTGTGCCGTTCTTTCAGTGATTGTTACATCTTCAAGTGTCGGAACGATAGAAGCAGGAACCTTAATCGGAATCCCTCGCTTATATACATCATTTCCAATCTTTTCCTCGCCTCTGAATGTACGTACACACACATCTAGCAGTCCAGTATCACTGTTAGTGATACGTGCTGCATAATCTATTGGAACTGTGAGCTGAACGCTTGTATCATGTCCAGTTCCTAAATCAATCCAGCCGCTGTCATTCACTTGCCACCACACTTGATGTCTGAATTCGTTGACTTTTTTATCAATCTTGATAGTAACTGGCTGCCCTAATTCAGTTGCTGTAACTGAATTGATAGCACTAGCTCGTGGAATATTTGTTAATCCAAGTGTTCCGCTGAACCAATTAATATTTCCTTGATCGGCTACATTTAAAATTCTTGCCCAGAATGTGATTGTTTTGCTTCCATCTTCATTGTGAGGAATTCTAATAGTTCCACTTCCGAGCAGCACCCTGTTTGTATTTCTTAAATCGAAGCTTACATACTTATTAACTACTGTTTGCCCGTTAATCGTAGCTTCTGCCCATGTCTCATTATTTAAGTCATAAACCCATGTACTGCCTCGTTCCAGCCACAAGTGATACAGAACTGGAGAGTCGTTATTTTCGATGCTGTAACCAGTCTCAACAACTTCCATAGCAAGTCTTGCATATCCGCTACTTGTATACTTTTCAATTCTAGCCATTTACAGCACCTCCTACATAAGAAATAACAGTAAATTCATTGTCATATCTTTCAAAAATATGATTGGCAATAGTAACGGAATTCCAGAATGTTGCGCTAACAATATTCATTTGTTGGCCAGACACATACGCTACGACACGGCCTGAATCGATAAATTCCATGCGCTCGTTTGTGTATCGAGTTTGCAATTTATTTCCGTTCTTTCCGATAAGCATTCCATCTTCATCAACATTAAAATATGTTGATAGGGCATTAAGAAGAATGCTTGACTGCTCGATGTTAAGCTCTACTGCTCTTGTTCGCTGCCCTAGTCCTCGAATCTCTTCTGCAGTCTCTTGAATTCGCTTATAAGACTCTTCAAGATTGCTGAACTTTCCAGTTAAATCTCTGAGTGTGTCTTCTGTGACTTGAGATTTATTGATGATTTCCATTACATTAGCAAATTGATCAGCATGCTCTCTGTTACGCTCCTCAAATTCTTTTTGAAGTCGTTCAAGCTCTTTGTTATCCTTATTCAGAACTGGCTTCCATTCGCCATTTGTGAAAATCTTTGGAACATCTTTCCCTGGAGTGCTCGTATCAGTCCATAAATCTCCAGCGCTTGGATTAGCTGGAGGAGTTGGGCCTATTGACTTGTTAACAATGAAATCTTTAATAACAATCGAGCTGCTCGCAGCAACTTGATTCCCTTCGATTGCCTCACAGATAAATGTGGCTTCTCTGTCAACATCGCTGACAGTAATTGATAATTCGTTGCTGCCATTTGTATGCTGCTCATTCCATGCTGCATCGTCTGTACCATACTTGCTCACGCGTTTCCATCTATATGAAAAACGATTGTTCATAGGAATGTCCATCTTACTTACATTAGCAATTAATGTAGTAGATATATTACTATTCTGGAATACTACACCATCCGTAGATTTTATGTTCATAACGAATGGCACTTCTGTAAAGTCAAATAATCGTTCTTTAACCAATGTACTCAAACGCTGTACTCTCTCAGAGATTGTGTCTGGATTTTCAACAACGTTAGTAATCGTTACTTTCCCGATATTTGGCTGTGAAAATTGTTTTCTCAGTTTAGCGATTCGAGCTTCAATCTGAATAGCTGGCTGATAGTCATTATCCACGATAGAGGCACTGTCACCTATAGAAGCGCCTTCTGGAAGCAGAGTGATGTCCACTTCATAAGTAGCCTCTGGATAAGCTCTTTTCTTGAGTTGCAGCAGTGTCTCTTTGAATAGTGCTTCTTTAGTCTTAGCTTCACTCTTATAAGTATCTACAATGTAACCACCATCTCGCTCGACATTATCATGACGGCTCCACCGTTTTCCTTCCAGGATGTCATAAAGAGTATCTCCACCAACCCAGTAACGCCCATCATTGTAGGTATATCCTTGCAGCGTTAATCCGTCTGCACCATGCGCTCGTAGCGCTGTGGCAAGATGCTCAATACTTTCTTTCTTTGTAATCTTGCTTACGTTAACTCCATATTCCAGACGAATCTTCTTATCCTCTCCGATTCGTTTATGGAAGTTTACAAGTTTACGATGCACTCTTCCGTGAACAAATTCATAACTGAAACTTAGCTCTACATCGAATGCTTTAGCAATCCTTCTCATGCGTTTAACCGCAGTCTCGAAGCTTTCAACCTTAATGCTGCGCTTGTTTGTGTCTGGAACATCATTCACTCCGATTTCCCATCCAGAATCTAGAGCAGCAGCATCAAAGTACTCTTTGAGCGTTCTAGAAGTGCCGTCTAGTGGCCATACTGTTTCTCCAAGCAAGTCCAGTCCGCCGTCTTCACAGTAGAATGTCTTGCTGTCGTTATCTTGCTCGATTGATACAATCTCGAAGCCTCGTGTCTGATTTCCGTCTATAACGAATACATAGCAGCCATTAATGATCTTCTCAAGTTCTGGATTGCCGTCCTTATCGACTGTAAACTCATAAGTTCCAACTCCAGTATCTAGATCTTGCTCAAACCAATCATCATAAGCAATCAAACCGCCAGCTAAGTCAAAGCTTAGCTGGCATAGTGTTTCATATCGTCTATTAGTTACTGTTATCATATCCACCGCTCCTTAAACGTAGCTTCTACGACTGGAATCTTATTGTCATCACCAAGGATGGCAACTTCTGTAAGTCCAGGCTGGATAGAGAACACTTGGCTTGCTGCATTGATGTACTTACGCTCACCATTAATAGTGAGCTTGTTCTCAGCGCTATCAAACACAACTAAGTCATTAGTATTAATCACTGCTGGGCCATTCTCATAACCGTACTGCACTACTTTTCCGTTAGGGTGCGTGAAAGATATCATCTTGTATGCTTTTCCTGCTGTGAATTTGTAAATAGGATAAACAGGAGCCGTGCCTTCATTATTGAAGATGAGCTTGTTCGATTCCCTTCTTGCAGCCTTCTCTGTTTTCGAGATGGCAAAAGGGTTAAAACAGTGAATTTCAAAGGAACCTTCTGAATATCTGAATGTAATCAGATTGTAGTCAGTAGTTCCAGCCACGATGCCCTCATAATACACGTCTGGCTGATAGCCAAACTCAAAGCGACTCAATCCAGGCACTAGCAGCGCACGTTGAAGAGCAATCTTGCTCTTCTCAATGCGATCACCTAACAGAGTGAATTTTACTTTAATCACTCGCTTTCCGAATCGTCTACGAATGAACCGCTCACCATCCACAAGAGCATACTTCTTAGAAGTGGTGCTAATGCTTGGAGTGAATCCAAAGTCAATATTATTAATGATTAATAAATCGCCAAGCTCTTGGCCGTTAACCTTAAAGCTGTACATTAGCGCTCACCTCTCTTCCGTTGTTCTCTTCTATTGTGTTTAGTTTGCTCGTCTGTTACATAAGGTGTAATTTGTTTTCCTACAACTTTGCCATCAAGCTCGACTGTAGTGTGAATTTCAACTACTTGATTATTATCTGGCTCTGTGTCGTATCTGTATTGCTCTGGCTTCCATGCGCTCATTTGAGCAGCTTGCTGCTTAGATAGCTGAATTCCTCCAGCTACAGCGACATTGCTTCCAATTTCAATATCGTTGAATACTTGATTATTCAGATACTTGTCTACGACCTCGTTAATGCCTTCTGCGATAGCTTGAACAGTAGTCTTAACACCACGAAATCCGAGCTGTAAACCTTCCTGCAAGCTGTCCATGATTGCATTTCCTTGTGGTATTAATAATCGTCTGTCATAGCTGATTGGGCCTTTATGCTCCGCAATCCAGTTAGCAATGCTGCTAACGAAGTTTTTAACACCTTCGAATGCTGATTTAATACCGCCTAGAAATCCATCGATAATGGCTTTCCCTGCCGCCCACAAGTCGATTTTTCCCAAACTGGAAACAATGTTACTACCCATTTCTCCTATCTTTCCGAGTACTTTTGGAATCATTTGTACTAATCCTTTAATCAAGCTCGATATAATTTGAACACCAGCATTTAAAATCTGAGGTAAGTTGTTCCAGATTGTAGTCACCAGATTAGTAATCATATTGATTCCTGTGTCCACTAAGACTGGAATTCTCTGGAGAATACCACTGATTAAATTAGTAACCACTTCGAATCCAGCGCTGATATATTGAGGCGCATTGTTGTAGATTGTTTGCAGCAATGATGAAATTAAGTCTATTCCAGCTTGTAAAATGCCTGGAGCAGCTTGAACTAATCCATCAATTAATTGGAACACAAAGTCTATTCCAGCTTGGAAGATTGATGGCCAGTTCTGCATAAATGATTCTACAAGGCCGTTAACGATATCACTTACAATATTCAGCAGACCTGGGATTGCTTCTAGAGCGCTGTTGTAGATTCCCATGATCATATCCTGCCCCATTTGCAGCAATTCTGGAATTGAGTCCATGATTGAGCCTAAGTTTTCTCCTATAGCTGCACTGACTAAGTCAAACGCTGATTCTAGGATGTCTGGAACACCTTTAACAACGTTCCACAGCATTGGCAAGAAGTTATCTACAAAGAATGTCTTGGCAGTGTCTGCTAATGCTATCAGCGCAGGCTCTATATCCTCACCGAGTGCTAAATCACCGAGCAAGTTTTGTGCTGCAGCCTTCATCGCATTAAATGAACCAGTGAAGGTAGTGGATGCTTCCTTCGCAGTTGTTCCAGTAATATCAAGATTATCTTGAATCGCGTGGATAGCTTGATACACATCATTCAGATTGTTGATGTCGTATTTAGTTCCAGTGAGCTTTTCTGCATCTCTTAATAAGCGCTGCATTTCTTCCTTAGTACCACCATAGCCAAGTTTTAAGTTGTCCAACATTGTGTAGTTCTGTTTAGCAAATCCTTGATAAGCTGTCTGGATGCTTTCCATGGATGTACCCATTTTATTGGAGTTGTCAGCCATGTCAATCATCGCCATGTTGGCCACTTCCGCAGCTTTTGCAGTATCACCGCCCAACGATTGCAGCAAGCTTGCACTGAAGCCTGTCACATTCTCCATATAGGCATTAGCAGATAATCCAGTTGTTCTATATGCTTCATCCGCATACTTAACTACTTGTGCTTTGCTATCTTTGAATAGCGTTTCAATACCACCTAATGATTGCTGCAAGGAAGCTCCCTCGCTTAATGCAGCAGTAATACCAGTCTTAATAGCAGCACCAATTCCGAGCGCTGCTGCAACTTTTAATGCTGCTCCTTTAAATCCGCTCATGAAGCTGGTTCCTGCTTCCTGCCCAGAGCTTGCTACTTCTGAACCCATCGCTTTTTGAATCATTCCCTTAATTCCTTGTGCGGATGGAATAATCTGGACATAAGCAGCTCCTAATTCTGTTGCCATTAGTCATCCTCCTTTCTTAACAATTTCTCTCTTTCTCTTAAGAAGTCCTCGCTTGATTCAAATCCAATCAAGTCGCTTGTTTTCGATTTTTGCTGCGATTTTGTCAACAGTGCGACCATTGATTGAGGATAGTTGCGACCGTTCATACCATCTTTAGTCTGCTGCCATATCAACACGTTTAACTTATCTTGAATTCCAGCGAGCAGCATAGTCTCAAACGGAACTTCGATATCATTCATCTTCATTTTGATTCTGGAGTTTTCTCTCAGACCAAAAGAAAAAACGGCCACCATTTTTAATGGCAGCCGTCTGTAATCGTATATTTGATATGTTTCAGCAAGATCACAGATAAGCGCGTCTTCATCAGTCGCTATCATTTTAGCGAGGATTAAGATTTTTTTAATTCTTTATTTTCAAAAATAGTTTTCATGGTGTCAACAACATCTTCTTTAGTCACTAATCCATGCTCATTGCGCATGCTATTTAAGAATGCTTTGGCTTCATCTTTAAATACAAACTCTACTAAATCTGGAAGATATAACACGCTCTTTTCTACCTTTGAAAGTGCCTCTAAAAAATCATAACTCTCAAGTAATTCTTCAGCGATGCTGTAATTGAATCCTGCTTCTGTTGTTCCTGTAATCATTTAATTACTCCTTTTTCTGAATGTATTCATAGTGAGTGTGGCCGTCTGAATCTGGGAATGCAGACACTGTACTTTCATAACTAAGTGTCTCAGAGTCTGAGTATGAAATTTCTCCAAGTTCTGTCAATTTACCCATAGGAATAACTACACGTTTTAAGTAGCCACCTTGAAGAACAGAATCGATTACAATAACTTGCGGTTCTGCTTCTTCTAGACCTACTTTAATAGTGATACCTGTATCAAGGTCGCCTTCAACATTTGATTTTCCATAAACGAATTTAAGAACATTAATATTCATTCCTTCAATAAACGTCATTTTGAATTTGTCGGTTTTGTCCTTTTGCACAGTGTTAACAATAGCGCCACCCCACGCTTTCACATCTTCACTTGATGCAGTGTTTTCATTTTTAATTCCCTCATCAGAAATGAACCCTAGATTTTTGAATGCTGCATCTAGTTCAGTTTTAGCATCAGTTGGCAATGCTGTTTTTAATGGCGCTGTAAACACAGCACCAGTGATTTTAGGTTTAACGGCCGTTACTTTGCTTGCATCGTTTTTATTTTCTGCCATCACAATTCTCCTTTAATTAATAGTGTTTGATATCAAATACTGCTTGATATCTATATTTTTTACTTTCCGTATCTGTGTATATGTAGTCACTATTAAGCGATACACCAGATACATCATCTATTTCGACTAACATCTCAACTGCAGCCTTAACTGCTTCATTCAACTGTGCAGCCTTATATAGCGTTGAATCGTAGCTCTGGAATACAATAGTTGAAGACTTGAGATGTTTTCTCTTTCCGCTGCCAGTCTGTTCGATTAATACGAATCTTTCTGGCATCTTAGCTGCACGTTCCATGACTACTTTGCAGTCAAGTTTGGTAACTAAGAAATTGCGAATCGTTTCAAGAATCATCATCTCACCGCCTTTAATAGAGTATTATTCTTTTTTGTGTCCTTGATTGCCTTTACGGTGGTAGCTTTAACACTCGCATTGGCACGAGTTTTACCTGTGAAAGTAGATACTTCATATCCATCACCAGCTCTCCCTTTGATTGCTTCAGCGCGTTCTCTGAGCATTGCTTTCACCTCTTCTGAGCGCAGCATATCTCGAACACCTTTACTGTTCAGTTTAAACTTGAAATCACTCATATCTCTCCACCGTCACCTTCTTATGCCAACGAGTAGGAACTAGCTCCTCAATCCCTTCCTGGACAGGGCCAAATGAACGGCACTTCTTACCAAAAAACTCAATAGTCTTATCTTCCCATTCGTGAGTGTCTCCTTTAGGAATGCCCAGCAGATAGACTGCTTTCTTTCCTTCAAGCTGCACTGAATTAATAACATCATCGGCACTAGCAGGAGCGACAAGCACATCCTCTACTTGAACTGCTTGCTCTTCGAGGATGTCAGCTCCAAATCCATCGCTGCCAGTTTTGACAGTTTGATATAGAGTGACTGTAATTCCTTTAATTTCCATAAGGCTCAAACACTCCAAATCTCTGAGTTGTTAGTTTTAACCGTTTCTTTTCTGACTCCTTAATAAAGATGCCGCCACCTGGAACTAAATACGAGCCACTAACCGAATAACCCATTGCACTCTGTGCAAATTGAGTCATCGGCTCTTGAGTCGTTGAAGTCATTAGAGCACGAGAAACGACATCAACAGTCACAGACTTAACAACATTTCTAAAACTTTCACGCTCTAGAATCATATTGTCTAAATCTTTTCCATATTGATAAGCCTCTTCACGCAGCATGTCTGATACTGTATCAAGAAGCGCTTCGGCTCGTTCTCTTTCAGTAGGCTGCAGATTTCTCCACATCTTCTGTAAGTCATCTAAAGTAGCAAATGAAGCCATTAGTCATCATCCTTTGCTTCTTTCTTTTTAGTCGCTTTTTTCTTTGGCTCTTCTAATGGCTCCCATGAGCCAGACAGCACGCTGTCTGACTCAATGATGACACCATTCTCTTTATTGATATATTTCATATCGATGCCCTACGCTTCTTTAACGCGTGCGAAGGCTGTTTCGTCTAAGATGCCCCATCCCACATTAGCTTTTGTACGCAAGCACACTTCGTTATGAGCTTTTAAGTCGCGACCTGCTCCATCTGGATCACCATATTGAATTACTTCTAATGAGATTGAGTCAGCATAACCCCACTTGAAGCTGTTTTCGAAGTCACCAAGGATTACATGATCTTTCTCAGCAGTGTTAGTGCCTGTTGGAAGCATGTTTTTTGTTGAATCAGCAATCATGCCAGCGAATACTTCTGGACATTGACCAAATTTGAATTCTGGATATTGAGTAATTCCATTTTCTTTCACTTTAGACATCGCGTGTGTTGCTTGAGGAGAGAAGATGATTCCGTTAACTACTCCTCCAGTTGATGTAACTGTATTTGCTGCACTATCGATATTATCTTCAATATTCGCTTCTGCATAAGTTACAACATTAGTAGTAATTTGGCCGTCGAATGAATTTGTAGCTTTGAAAGTGCCATCCGTCATCGATTTAGGTTCTAAACCATGAATAGCTGCAATGTCAATCGCTTCTGCAAGTTTTTTAGAGAATCCTTCGTTAAATGCTGCTAAAAAATCGATTTTCTTTTCTTCGCTCATTGTTAAGAATTTATCTGAAACTCGAGCTTGGTATGTGATTTCATAAGGGCGCACTACTTTAGGCGCAATAGTAGCTTTACCAGCTTTTACTTGTTCGCCTTCTCCTACAATTTGCGCATTTCCTTCTAGATTAAATACAAAGAATTCGTTGCCTTCTTGTGGCACTGGATCTTGTTTTGATACTTTAGCTAATACTGATTTTCCTTTTACTTTTGAGAATAATTCTTTAACTAATTGTGGCGGATATAATGTGCCTGCTTCTAATGCTGTTTTATCTGTCATATTTATTTCCTCTTTTCTTTTTTGTTTTTATAGATTTAATTGTCGCAACACTTGTCGCGCTGCTGCTTTGCTTGAATCAACTTCTGGCTCATTCGATTTCATCGGCGCGATTACTTGTTTTTGTTTAACAAATGCAGATAATCGTTCTGCATCGGCTTGCAAGCTCTCTTCATCGCTTCCTTGAAGTCGTTCTGCTAAGTCATAAGGCAATCCATTGCGAACAGCAATTTGAGCTTTAAGCTGTGCTGCCTTGTATCCATCTGAGACTTTCTGCAACTCCGCGAATTCTGACTCTTTAGCGCTAATTAAGTCATCTTTCTCGATGAGTAGCTGATTATTTGCCTCGATTGTTGAAAGCAGTCCATCTCTTTCTTTTTCCAATTCCTTCACACGATTTTCAAGCTCTTCATTCTTAGCTTGTGCGCGTTTCACTCGCTCACTAACAATCTTGTTAAGCTCTTCTTGTGTAAATGTTGTGTTTTCAGACATATAATGTCTCCTTTCCCTCATTTAACCTGTGAGTGCAGTAGATTTTTTTATTAAAAAAAGCCGCTATCGAAATAGCCGCTTTTAGTTTAATAACTGATTTTTTGAACGCGCTTAGGCTTAGCCGTAGCGCATGCCCAGTGTGCTAATAGCGCACTGTCCATTAAGCTGATATCGACATCATCAAAGTGTGAACGATATCCAAAGCCACCATTAGAGCCAATATTTCGCTTGTCGCAGTTTGTTACTACTTTAGAAAGCGATGGCTGCGCAGAGTGGCAAATTGTTTTCTGGTAGATGCCTTGCTCCCACATAGCATTAGCTACAATAATCTCTTTAACCGTTGGCAGCACGACATTTTTTATCCTGTACTCTCTTAATTCGTCATCTAGCACCTTCTGACCAGAAGCGCCATCGATAACAATTTGAGCAACGTTTGCTTTTTTAAGAAATGACACAATCCAGTCATTCCCATTTCGAACAGATTGGCAATCAACTACCTCAACGAATATATCTCCATAATCTGTCTTAACAGCGATGCTTAATGCAACGTTCGTACCGTCCTGGCCATACTTAATGCCAGCGAATAGCTGCCCTTTAAATTTAGGCATTTCTTCAATTCTCAACGCTTCCCATTCTGTCTCAGAGATAGCTGATTTCTGGTTATATTTAGGCCAAAAGCCAAGCCGCTGCACGTTATGATCGAGCTTATCGTCACCAAGCTCCGCCTCAATTTTCCGTTCGTCTAAGTGATATCCCATTGATGGGTTTGATTGATACCAGGCTTCTACATCGTTAATATCTCGCTCTTCTGGAACTGACCACTCCGCCCATCCAGAATACTTAGCTCTACCGAATAGGCAAGCTTCTCTAAATTTAGAGAATACCGTTCCGCTTGAGACTGGTGTTGGAGGTGTTCCACATAGAATAGTGATAGGATTTTCACTATCTGTTACTGTATATTTAAGAGCTGATTCTTGCTCTGTGGTGTACTCTTGCGCTTCATCGATAACTAAGATATCGAATCCCTCACCTAGTCCTCCGTTCGATGTTCTCGTTCTGAACTGGATTACTCCTCCAGTAGCATATAGCTCAATACGTTCTTGACCTTTAGCACGAATCGAGTTGAAGTCTTCTCCATCCACATATCCCATTTTTTCAAGATACTTTTTCATTTTTTCGAATGATGAATGCGATGTACTGATTCTGTGTGCCGTATGCAGAATGTTCAATCCTTTATGCAGCGCCCATAATTCAACTATATAGAGAATCTCAGACTTCCCATTCCGCCGTGGGATTGAATATCCGAATTTTTGATGAACCCACAGTCCTTTTTTATCCAAAGCCATAACGGGCTCCAGAAGCTTTTTCTGCCATGTATAGCATGACAGTCCTGTCTTCTCGTATATCTCAATGGCTTCTTTAGCTAGAGAACGCTTTTTGACAAATGGCAAGAGAACAGCTTGTGTAGGAATTTGATTTCCATATTTCTTCCTAGCCACTCAATCATCCTTTCTATTTTCTAGCTTTCTTAGCAGCAACCTTGCCTTTTAAATCAAGATATGCTTCGCTCTTTTGATTTTTCTGATTTACAAATTCTTGTAATGAGATGTTATTCATTGCTGCTCGTCCAAGCTTCTTAACCATGGCTTGATATTCTCGTCTGTCTTCGGATGCAAGATTATCTGCCACATCACTCTCACGCTGTTTATTAAATGCAGCACGCGTATTAACCTCATTACTCCACTTCTTAGACCAGGCATTCTGCTTCTTGCCATCGCCTGGATGATAATCGATAGTGCATGTACATCTATCATGCCGCTTGAACACATCTCTACTAACACCAGGATATTTATATACACCAGCGATTCTGTCGCACCACTCGCAGCAATTTCCATCCGTGCTGCGGATGATTTTCGGCTGCAGTCCAGCATTGTAATGAAAGTCAGCATTAACTTGAATATGCTTATCTACTACATTTTTGCTGAAATTCACTACTGGTTCGCCTAGAATCCATGAAACATCATCAAATGTATTCTCATAAGCTATGCGATTGATTAAGCTGTCTATTCTTGCTTGATTAATAGGAGCTTGAATCGACTTCAATCCAATTCCAGCTTCTTTGTTAAGCGTTTCTTGCACTCTCATAGCATAAGAACTAACCATCCTGTGGTTAGTTCCTAGTACATCGTTTAAGATACGCTCTGCAATGTTGTAATACATTTTTCCGTCTGGCAGCACAGCACTGCTAATGTTCTGCTGTAGAGCCTCTGAGATTAGCCTTCCGAGAGATACGGCAAATTCATGCGCATCGATGAAGTTAGCTTTACCATTTGTTAATAGAAGCAGCAATCTTTTTAATTCTGGATTATTCTCAGCAGCTTCAAAGAAATCTTTTTGAATTTTTTCAAGCAAGCCTGGAACAATATCATCCATTCACATCAGCTCCTTTCACATTTATTGCTAACACATCATTATTCAGCAGTTTTATCTTCAATTTTAGTTTTATTCAACATTTCTGTTGCTTCTTCCTCGCTCATTCCTGTTGACATAAGCAGCGTGATTCCATTTTCCTTAGAAAGTACACCTTTCTGGTAATTACTGAGCAGTGAAGTTATCTCATAAGTTGATATAATTCTATTTTTCTGTTTATCAGCTCCATTATCACTAACTGCCGTTTTTGGCTCTATTACCTCTTGTGCAGGTTTAACATCCATATTTCCTTTAATTCCGCTCAAATCGTAGATAATATCTGGAGTCAAGAAGTTAGGCATTGCTTGATTAAATTTAGAAACGGCATCACCTAATAGAGATAGTGCCGATACATCCGCTTCAAACAGCGGTTCCCACTTAAGTACTGTATTAGAGAATTCTTTTCTCAAGTAACGTACTTCGTCGCGTAGACATACAGATACATACGCTACATTAAGAAGTCCAGAGCCTAGAGAACGCTGTGCAGCCTTTCCTGCAAGCCTTAAGTTTTCATGGCTTGCCTTGATAGCTTCCACGCTTGAGGGGTTATCTGACACGAAGCCTAAATCATCCAGTGTTAATCCAGTTTCTCCAGCAAATCCAGCAGCAGCCATCTTGAGCTGCTCAACAAATGGAGTCATACTAGCTGCACTGAATTGTCCTACAGTTGGCTTATCTCTATCATCGTCTTTAGTAAACATGATGAAGCTTGAGATAGTAGCTTTCCAGCTTTCCATAGGCTGCGCATCCTGGCTAACTCCAAGAACATATTTCTGAGGGAATGAATAGAACTCAGCAGTCACTTCTGAACGCTCAATAGTGCGCTGTGCTGTCTTCTGATAATCAATCCCAGAGCGAGTGATACGCGAACGCCCAAATGGTCTAGAAGCGTCTGGTCTGTGAATCACTGGCACCAGTAATGGGATTCCAGTAGGATTCTCAATCGAGTAAGGCTCTCCATTCTTTGGATAGAAAATAGTCTCTTCTGGAGTGAAGTATGCTTCTAGTGTAGGAGTGTTGTTATCTCCTCTCTGTAGCACTGCATAGCCTTCTGTTAGTAAGTTAGTGATTGGATCTAGAACACCAGTCGCATTGCTCGCCTCGATGACTTGCAAGCGTGGCATTCCTTCTTCATCCTTCGATATGTAGATGAAGCAGCATGAACCAATTAAAGCTGACAGGATTGCTGAATCAAAAAAGATATCTGGATTGTTAAATCGAAATATTTCATTAGCGTTAAAATTGTCGTTTGCAAATTCTCTGAACACTAATCTATCTGCTAGACTGTCCACTGCTTTTGTAGTCCATCCCAGAACCGTCTTATACTTATCTCTTATCTGTGCTGGAATCGTAATTCCATCCGAATTATCAAGTTTCTGCATTGAATAGTAGTCATATCGCATTAATACTCTGCTGCGATATAGATTCAGCTTGTTCTGCAGATATGCTTTGCCTTTTAGTTCCATTTCTTTCTCCTTTTCGTGTTTTTGGCGCGAGAAAATATGTACAGTGACTGCGTGAAGGTCGCGAGAGCTGCAGGGTAGGTACCCTCCCCCCTATCAGTCTGGAACGTAATTTGTCCAATCTTTAGTTTGTGGCAAATTTCGGTTTCCTACAGTATTTTTGATTTCTCGTGCTTGATTGAATAATTTATCTGATTTATCTCTGTTGCATGTCCAGTGAGCCAGTTGGAGGTTATCGATGTCGCTTGGATGTCCTCCCTTATTAATTGGAATGATGTGGTCTATTACTGGTGACAGTGGATGCGGATGTTTTAACCTTGTATCAACTGGTTGACCACAAATCCCACATATATTTTGAGTCTTCAATATGATCTTCTTGTTCTTCTCGTATGCGACACGGTGGGGGCCAATTCTATCTGGGCGGGCCATTTTAAATGCCATCTCCTTTCATTTGAGGGGTGGGGGGTATTTTTTTATTGAGTAAACATTAAAAAAAGCCACTGTCAGAGCGTGTCTGTGCATATAGCTAGTGGCAGTTTGGCATCTAATTTTGAGACTCTTTGGAGTCTCTTTGAATTTATCATATCTTATATTGTGTTAAATTCGAGCAACGCTCGAACTCATTGATTTAATAATGTTTCTTTAACTTTCTTATTTTGAATTTACAAAATCTCAATATGTTAAATTGAACATCATTATAAGTAGAAATCGTCCATCGATTTATCCTGTTGATCTTGTTGAATTCCGATGTATCGAAGTGTAATGTCTGGGCTTGCGTGGTTAAATAGCACCATCAACATGGCCACATCTTTATTATTCTTATAGTGGTGGTAGCCAAATGTTTTCCGCATTGTGTGCGTTCCAACGTTCTCAATTCCGATATCTTCCGCTGCAGCTTTCAGAATGTAGTAAGCTGCTTCTCTTGTAATTGGTTTGTTCTTTCCTTTACGACTCTTGAACAGGTAATCTTGAGGATTCATGCTTCCGATGTACTCTTGTACTTCTCTTCTTAGAGAGCGATTCATTTTGCGTTTCAATATCTTGCCTGTCTTCATCTCTCTAATGTTTACGTACTGACCTTGCACATCCTTCACTTTAAGTTTAATGATGTCGCTTATTCTTAATCCTAGGTTAATTCCGAACATGAACAGCATATAGTTTCGCTCGTTCCATTCCTTCAGATAATCCTTCATAGCTTGCACATCGTCTGGATCTCGAATAGGTTCCACATAATTCATGCTGCTTGTCCTTTCCAAAAACTAAAGAGCGCACCTTGCAGCACGCTCTTTTGACAGTTTTATATTGGTTTATATTAGGGGAATTGCCGCGAGTGGACTCGAACCACTCTCATAATTCCTATGCGGCACTTGTCAGCAGTCGTCCACGCTGCTGACTTGTATACACCTTTTGCAGGACTGGATTTGATGTAGCTGTTTCCGCAGCTTCATCTTTGTTTCCCTACTTTTTCTATATTAACATTATAACTTGTTTCTCTTTGCTTAAACTCTCAAATTACTTTCAAAGTTCTCCCAAGAAGTCGAACAAGTCTTTGACACTCTTTCCTTTTTCATACTTCAAGAACGAGCCTCCATCGTAATAATGAGCGAACTCTATCTTTGCTTTATCGAGAAGCCTATAGAATTCTGTCGATGAATATTCTAAGTCCATGTAGATAGCAATGTCACTTATATTACTCTTAACATACTTCTCAATTAGAACCTGCCGATAATACGGATCACGTATCTTATTAATGGCTTGCTCTATCTTATCCATGTAACTTCTTGCCGTCTCTTGTCTGACAATGTGTTCTTCAATAGGATTGCGAACGGTTCCTGTGTAGCTTCTAGGCTCGAATGAGAATGTTGCTGTAATCTTACTCACATAATTATCTCCAGCAATCTTCTTGAGAGTCTTGTAATGTTCTAATACTTCCGTTATTCCTTCAATCGTTGCCTTAGTGTCTAGCTTCATCTAACTCCTCCCTTAGAACGGCAAGTCATCCTCGCTGAATTCGATTGGCTCAGCTTCATTGCTGCTGAATACAGGCTGATTTTTTCTTGCTTCCACGACTTTCTTAGTCTCTAATAGTGAGAAGCCTTCTGCTAATACTTCTGTGATATAGACTGTCTTTCCGCCCTTCTCGTAGCTGCGCGTTTGAATTCTTCCCTCAATCCCAACAAGTGAGCCTTTGTCTGTGAATTTAACAAAGTTCTCTGCAGCATTTCGCCACATTAAACAATTAATAAAATCTGCTTCATACTCTCCGATCTTGTTCTTGAAATTGCGCTGCGTTGCAACGCTGAACTGAGTGTATTTAGTTCCAGTTGATGTAAATTTAAGCTCTGGCTTTATAGTAAGTCTGCCAACAACTACTACATGATTAATCATTATCTTTCCCCTCCAATAGATATTTCTCGTGTGCTTTCAAATCACCTTTAAGAATTCGAGTCACTCTGTTAAATTCTTTGATTGCTTGTGACTTCATTGGCTTAATGCCTTCTCTTCGAGCTTCGTCTGTTTCTGGAATGTAATATCCTGTTCTTCCGTTTCGTTCTCCGATAATCACAATCCCATAACGATTGACTAATGTGTCGATAATCTTCTTCACTCGTCTCTCTGAGAGTTTAGTGATGTTTGAGATGTCCACTCTGTTAATTCGTCTAGTGTCGCTGTTTGGAATCAATCTCAACACCATTCTTTCCTCTGCGCCCATCCGTTCCATTAGCAGCTCTCCTTCAATTCTTCTAATCTGTCTAAATTATATCCAGACCAGGCATTTTCGAAGTGTTCATCTAATGTCACTACTGGAAGTTGTTGGAATCCGTTTAATTTAATTTCTTCTAGCTTCTCTGGATGTTCAGATACATCCACTGACTCAAATTGAATTTTATTTTGATTTAGCCACATCTTAGTCATCTCGCACTGGATGCAGTTGTTTTTTGAATATACTTTAATGTTCATTTCCTATTCCCCTCTTGATATTCCAATAAATCTATCTTTGTCAAATTTTGCACTCATCCGTGTATTGTCTTCTCTGTCTGTGTACGTGAACCAGATTGTTTTTTCGTACTCTTCCAGGTCTTCAATATTCTTGAATTCGAATGCTTTTCCGTTTTCTAGAAACAATACTATTTTCATGTTAGCCTCTCATGTTCTTTTGAATCGACATCACAATACCTGCGATTGAACCGATTAACATCAGAATTGATATAATTGCTAAGTGAGTAAACAATGGCAGCATGACTGCATACCATGTAATTGGAACTCCAATCAATTTAATAATTGCTAAGATCATGCTTAAGCTTAATGCTGCTACAAACATATATGTTAGTAGTCCTATTTTTTTATCATTCATCTTTATTCCTCCTCTAAATCCACGTTAGGATTTATATACTTATCTGGATGATATACTTCCGCAGCACCAAACTTTGAAATTTCATCAAGCACTGCTTGTAGTCGTTGCTTGAAGTCGTCTGTTGTTTCTTCCCATAACATTCCTGCCATGTTGTCATAACCATCATCAGCCATTCTGTCATATATCCACTCTAGTACATCATTTACATCTACTTTTCTAACTTCAATTTTTGGTATATAGTACATATTTCTATCTGTTGGATGATAAGTGTTCCATTCCTGTCTTAAATCACACATAGGGCCTACAAAACAAGTATCTGTCTCTATATACCACTCTTCATTTTTAGTATCGTTTATTGTTACTGTTTCCATCAAATCACCCCTTTAAACCGCTATAACACCAAACAACTCTAATATGCAAAGAACCAAAAGTACAATAACCATAATCAAACCAATTATGAACGCTGCCAATTCACTTTTATTTCTTATCAATTCCAAAATGGATATTAAAATCAAATTACAAATAATCTGAGTTAAGATTTTCATTTAGTCTTCAACCTTCTTTTTATTTCCTATCTTAATTTCAATCTCTACATGTTCATAGCTGCTTAAAGGAATTTCACACGAATTATTTTCGTGTTTTCCTATGAAAAAGATTTCCCTGCCCTCTTCAACAGATAGACATCGTGCGTTAAAATAACGCTTTTTTTCATTACCAGTTATTACCGTTACATTCATTATTTTTCCTCCGTCCTTTTGATGAGCATTTTCAAATGCTTTTCAGCCTTTCTCAAATCTTCATTCATCTTGCCTTTAGAAGGCGCACGCAGAACGTACTTCAAGATATTTCCAACTAGATAACCATCAATCGCATTTTCGTATTTAGGCAGAAAGTTATCCATCACTTCGAACACTTCTAATCCGTTAACTCCTCTGTAGTGGCTTGGATGATCAACAGCGTTGTTGTGTGCTAACTCTATTGCTTTTTTAAAATGTTCATTAACACTCATTTAATTCCAGCTCCTTCAAAGTATGACTCCAATCTATCCATTATTTTCTTTCTGGTTTGCCATCCGATTTCATACGGATTTCTTAAGAAGATATTCAATGTGACTGTTCTTACTTTTAGAATGTCTCTAGCCATGTGTCTAAAATTGTTTTCTGAATCAGCAATCATTTCTTCGATATCGTCTCTAGTCTTCAATAAGACTGAATCGTACCAGGCATCCATTCTGTTAGGACCAATGTTACTATCCATCTTGTTGATTTTGAACGGCTTAGGTGCTGCAGCCACTTCAACTACATTGCCTGTCACTCCATGCTCTTTCATGAATTTGCGTGCAGCTCCATAATTTTTGAATGTCATTGCTTCATTTTGACTTGCTTTGAATTCAAATGTATAAACTGGATGGTGTCTGTTAAGATATCCCATCATGCTGCTATGATCATTAATTTTTTTAAAGTACATATTGTTGTTTTTAATTACAAATACCATACTCATTCTCCAACTCTGCCATTATTTCAATATGGCTTCTGATTTTTTTCATAATGTCGCTATGTGGTTCGCTTGATTGGTAAGTGGCCATAATTACACTATTTCTGTCTTCGATGAGACGGAAGCCGTATAGCTTCTCTAGTTGTGCCACTTCCAAAGCTTGCCAGATAGCCTTGTCTTTCTGTTCCTTCTGCTGTTCGATGTATGCTGCTGCATAAGGAAGGTGCTGATACATTCTCATACTTTTAATGTTCTTCTGGCATTGCTTAGCTTCCTGCAGCATAACCATTACAGCTCTTGTAGTCTTCAATCCTTCAGACTTCATAATCTTTTCGAATTCTATCGCGTTCATCCTAAAACTCCTCTACAAAGTCCATTCGAGCTTTAAAGAATTTGAATGTTGAGTCCATCAAATCGCCTTCTCTGTTCTTCTTGATTGAGAATTTAACTCGTTGATAGCCTTCATGATTCGCCTCAGTTTCTTCATTACTCAAGAATCCAACCACATTCGAATCTTGCTCAATAGAGCCAGACTCTCTCAAGTCGCTTAGCACTGGTGACTTATCCTGCCGCTGCTCAACTCCTCGTGATAGTTGCGATAGGATTACGATAGGCACTTGCTGCTCATTGGCTAGATTCTTCAATTCGCGTGTAATCTGCTCAATTTGAAGCCTTCTATCTCGATTGTTGTTGACTTTGATAAGTCCTACATAATCAATGACAGCCAAGTATTTACCTGGCGCTTGTCCTGCAGCTCGTTCTTTGATAATTCCAAGGATGTGATTCAATTCAGATACTGTGTCATATACTTTTAAGTCTTTACTTTTAAAGTATTCGATAGTCGCTCTCACTAGATCCTTATCGCTATCTTTAAGCATCTTGTTCATTTTTCGTAAGTAGTAAGTGTTGAGTGTAGTCATCTTAGACACGAATCTGGAGAACACTTCTTTTTTGCTCATTTCTAAGCTAAACAAGTCTACTCTTAATCCTTCATTTCGTCTGAGCGCTCTATCGATTAGATTAATTGCCCATGCACTCTTTCCAACCGATGGACGAGCACCTACAGTGACTAACATTCCAGGGCCAATGCCTCCGCCTAGAGCAGCATCAAGTCCACTGAATGTCTTAATTCCGTCTTCAATATCATGCTCAAGCTCGTACTCTATTCGCTCAAATGTTTCAGCTAAATCACCAACATTCTTTTTGCGTGAGAGCTTAGAAATAGCGTTCAATATCTCTAGCATTTCAGCCTCAAGCTGCTTAGTTGGAAATGCTGTATGTTCTGCTTTTACTTTCTCCAACTTCGCTCTTAAATACTCATGATGTAGCTGGTTAGCTAGATAATCCAATCCGCTTGTAGTTGCATTCTCTTGCTGTAGTGCTAGTAGATACTCATATCCGATAGAATTATCCTTCAACTCAGCTCTTACTTTAGCGAATAGCTCCATTAGTCCGTCTAGACGGCTGCCGTTATTATTCAAAATTTCAAAGATCGTTTTAAAATGATTATCTGTAAACCACTCAGCCTGCAGATATGTTGATTGTGCTTTGTTAAAATCTTGCAGCAGTGCTGCTATGATTGATTTTTCTAATTCAAAGTTATTCATATCAACCCTGCCAATCTGAGCCGAATAGCTCTCTCATCTTATCTGCCACTGATTGTCCAGAAGATGCTTGCTGCACTCTTGCTGGGGCCTCGTTTAAGTAGTCTTCGAATTTCTCGCTAAACAGTGTGCGTGGTCTGAGATATTGATTCATCTTATCGTTGTTCAGCCATTGCTTACACTTGATATCAATCACTCTCTCAAAGTCTTCAACTGTGAAGCCGTTATCTAGAAGCTTATGGATTAGCTGTGCTGTCTTCTTAGTCTTAACAGAGTACTTCTTACCTGTTCGTTTATTTAAATAATCAATGATATGCTTAGTCTCCTCAGTCCATACAACCTTGAGCGGTTTCTCCTCGGAGACATTATTATTATTCTCTGTAGTAGTCTCTGTGTATTCTCTGGTATAGGTCTGTTCAAATTGAACACATCCATCTGTTCTATTTGAACACATCGTCTGTTCATTTTGAACACATCGTCTGTTCACACATTGGTACTCGATTGTGTACCATTTTGTTTTGTCAAACTTTTTCTTGTTGAAGTTCCCAATTCTAATGACTTTCTGCTTTTCTAAGTTGGTTAAAGTCCTTCTGATAGTCATTGTTGACCAGAATGGGAATTCTGTTTGCCAATCTTCTAATGTCTTATAAAACCATTTAACTCCTTCAAATTCATGGTTGCTCTTAATCAACCAGTAGTTCATTTGTTGCAGCATGATGGCCTCGTTTAAGCCAAGCTCTCTAGCAAGTGATGGCAGTACTTGAAGAGGTGGCTCATCTATTAATAGTCTGCTCATTGCTTTTCCCCTAATTTATGCTATAATTTAGTTAATTAATTAATGAATGACGGCTTTTATAAGTCGTCTTTTTTTATACATTCAAAAGTTCTCTTGCAGTATCGTATGCACCCTCTAATATCGAATGAGTGCTGCTGCTTTTGTAATTTCCAAGAAATACAACCAATCGATACTTTCCATCGATAAATCTTATTTCCCCTCTTAGTTCACTTCCAACCATTACATCGTATTCATTTGGTTCGAACATATTCATTTCAAAGCTAATCATCGAAAATCACACCTTGCCTAATTGCATCCACTTTATCCATGTGCTGGTTAACTGCTCCAACCCATAAGTGCATAAATGCAATTATTCCAATGATTGCTAAGGTTGAAAGTCCTAAAAATTTAAAGTATTTCTTAATGAAGTTCTTATTGAACTCTTTCCAGAAAGCTTTTCTTTTAAGCTTCTTAGTTCTTGATATTTCAACTCTACTCATCTTCTTCTATCCTTCCGTTCATCCCACACTTTCTGTATGGATTCAATGTGATCAGCTTTATATTTGTATGGCCTTGTATCAACTCTTCTAGCAGCAACGACTACAGGATGATTTCTCACATCGCTTTTGAGCCACGCGCTGGAACTCGTTCCAATTTCAGCACACAATTCTTCAGTTGTTATCCATCTTTGTCTACTTCTTGAATCAATAAATGGCTTTATTAAATCAACAAATTTCTCTGGATTTCTTGCTACCACTTCTAAAAATATTGGCTCGTAGTAATCTAGTGTTGCTTTTTCCATTTTTGCCTCCTTTCTAGTTTTATCTAACATGTTAGATTTTTTACTTAAAAAAATAATTCTGATACTTTTACATTAAAAAATATTGCTAATTTCTTTAATGTTGCCGTTGAAGTTTCTTGAATTGTTCCTGTTTCTAACCCAGAAATCAATGCACGACTTACACCAGATTTTGCTGCAAGTTCTTCCTGTGAAATCTTCATTTTTTCTCTTAATTCCTTAATTTTGTAATTTACAATCATATTAGACTCCTTTCTTTTAATATGAACAACATGTTAGACAGTTGTTGTAAAAATTAAAGGTTTAATGAACCTTACGAGAACAGTATAACATGTTAGACGGTATGTGTCAACAATGTTAGACAATAAAAATTGAAAAAGTTTTCCCAGTTCATTATAATATGTACAAGATGTTAAACAAGGAGGTTAATTATCATGCATCTTGGAGAAATTATTAAAGAGTTTCGTGCTGCAAATAAATTGAGTATGGCAAAATTCGCTGAAATGGCTAATGTTAGTAAAGCGTATATTTCTGTTTTAGAACGTAATAAACGACCAGACACAGAAAAGCCAGTTGTTCCATCTATTCCTGTAATTAAGAATGTTGCTGAAGCAATGGGAATGTCGTTTGATGATTTATTCAACATGCTGGAAGATAATCAAGTTGTTTCTGTTGTAGATGATTCGATTGTCAATAAAATTTCTAATATCGTTTATAAACTATCCAACGACCGTCAACGAAAAGTTTACAATTATGCTGAAAATCTAATTAAAGAACAAAACGGAATCGAAGAGGAGAAAGTTGTTTATTTAGTGCGCGGCCGCAAGTCTGCTGCTGGCTCGATGATTCATGTTGATGATGTAGATGCTAATATGGGAGTGCTGCCTTCTTCAATCGTTCCTAATGGCGCTAATGAGCTAGTTCAAATAACTGGAGATTCAATGGAACCAATTATCAAGAAAGGCTCAGAGGTATATTTAAGATATCAACCAACTGTTGAAGATGGAGAGATTGCTATAGTACGTGTTGAAGATGAAGGAGTTACATGTAAATACTTATTTAGAGATGGTAAGAACATTGTTTTAAAATCAGAGAATTCTAAATATGACGATATTGTTGTAGATGCAGAAAAAGTGTCTGTTATTGGTAAAGTTTTGTTATGAAAGGTTAGTGAGAAATATGATTAATTGGTTCAAGAGTAAATCTGAAATATATGTTGAGCAATTAGCAAGTTTTGATTATTCACAATTAGAATTAGAATATGCTTATAAAAAATCTGGTGGGAAAAATAACACTATAATTTCAGGCAATGTTGTTCGTATTGCATTTGAAAATGACAATCCACATGATTGCAATGCAGTATCTGTGTACGCGTACAATTTAAAAATTGGTTATATTCCTGCTTCCGATGCTCCTACTGTTAGAAAGATGATAAAGCCAGTAGTTAGTCTTAGATTGTATTATTACAATAACAAATATAGAGCAGAAATAACTATCGAATATAAAGGCTTAAAGAAATAATGTATATAATCAATGCGGAAATGAGGTGAGATGTATGGCTAGTATATATAAGCGAGGTAAAACATGGGCTTACAAAGTCTATTACAAAGATAACGGAAAGCAGAAAGCTGTATCTAAGAGTGGATTCAAGACAAAAGCAGAAGCAAAGGATGCTTCCATTCTACGTGAGAACGAGCTGCTGCAAGGTAAGGACTTTGCAAAGGAAAGAATGAGCCTTTCAGACTATATGCTCTATTGGAAGAAGCTATACAAAGACGATACAATTTCCGTAGGAAGTTCCAAGCAAATAGAAACGATTATCAAAGTACTTAAGAAGCAGTACAATCCAATGATGAAGGATGTTAATCATGAAAACTATCAGCAGTTTCTAAACTATCTCTCATCTATTCGAACTAAAGCGACTGTGAAGAAGTATCACTCATATATTAAAGCATGTATTAGGCATGCTATCCAGACCAAAATTATCCTCATAGATCCAACACTTGGAGTAGTCCTAAAAGGTAAGGATGCCAAAGAAGATAATATGAAGTTCTTGAGTTTAGATGAGTTCAGAAGATTAGAGGCAGCCGTGCTTGATGGAATTAATACAAGCATGACAAGCAGATACATCATACTAACATCCATGTACACTGGTGCACGGTTTGGAGAATGCTTAGGTTTAACATGGGATTGCATAGATTTTGAGAAAGAACAGATACACATCGAAAAAGGCTTTGACTACCTGCACACAAACAAGTACACAGACGGTAAGACGAAGAATGCGAATCGGATAATCGATGTGCCTCGTAAATTATTAGATATATTAGACACGCTGCCTAGAGACTCAAGCAGCGTGTTTGAACGTGTTTCTAATAATGGAGTGAATCATAGCCTTACACACGCTTTGAAGCGTGCTAAAATCGATAAAATGGTTACATTCCACGCGCTGCGGCATACTCATGCGAGCATACTTCTTTCTCAAGGTGTGCAGCTCCTAACTATCAGCAGAAGGCTTGGCCATTCTGATGCTAATATCACTCTAAAAACTTACTCTCACATTCTGGATGAGATGAAGATTTCTGAGGCAAAAAAAATAAAAGAGATTTTAGTCCACGGAACAAATACGGAACAAAACCTCTAAAAATGTTGATATATAAGCAACTTTTAAGGAGAAGAGGTGTTTTTCTTAACGTTTCATAACGTTTCACATCGCTTCATATCCTTATAATAACAGCGTTTCTGTATCATGTCATTTCATACGTTTTCTACTTTCACGGAACAAATACGGAACAAAAAAAGGCTGCCGAATTGGCAGCCTTCTGTATATTATTTAACTGTGATTAATCCTTCTGGCTCAACTACGAAGTCTGGCTTTTCTGCCATCGTTCCGTCTTCACTAATATAGTACCATCCATCTTTGCCTTTTACAAAAGCATTCGATTCCATGAAGCCGTTGCTAGTGTTTAAATAGTACCATTTATCATAGTATTTCACCCAACCTTTGGCCATTTTACCATCTTCTTTGAAATAGTACGAAGAACCAGTCGATTGGTCGTATTGCATTTCG